TGAGCTTGCTAATTCTAATCCTCCTGTCAATGACAAGCCTGACACTGAACTTGCTCTGGAACAGGAAACGAATAGCTTACCTAAGAGATTAGGACAGAACTATCGTGGACTGTTCAAAGACGGTGCAACTCGCTTGATTAAGACTAGCGTGCGTGATCACAAAGCTGTCTATAGATGCTTGTGGCCTACAGTGGATGCTCTTGCAAGAGTCGCTTATCAGGACTTGAAGGGTGAGCACACTGAGTGCGACAAGGCTGTTGATGAGCTTCTTCTAAAGATTGAGCATCGCTGCAAGAAGTGGTCAGAGGACCAAATCGAATCCGTGTGTGACTTAGAGTTAAAGAAGATTGCCACTGCGTTGATCTATGCGGTTAATCGCGACGAAGCGAATGCCAAATCACAGCGTCTTGTTGCTTCCCTAAGTGGATCAGAGCAAGATAATCAGGAGTAGCCGAGAGCCCTCCTTTAAATGGAGAGAGCGCTTGGAAATTTTTGGTTTTATCTACTTGGTCCGTAACCGGATCAACGGGAAGATCTACGTCGGACAAACTGTAACTACCGTGAGCAAGCGTTGGGATAAACACAAATTCAAGTCTCGACTTACCAACAAAACTAAGTCTTATTTCCATGACGCCATTGCTAAACATGGAGAAGACAATTTTGATGTTGTTGAGCTTCACCGTGCTTATAGTGAAGATGAATTGAACGAGATGGAGATAAGAGCTATTTGGGCATGTGGATCTTTAGATAGGAAAGTGGGATACAACCTTAAGCGAGGTGGCGAGGGTGGCCCCATACCTGAAGAGACAAAGAAGAAGATAGGTAGAGCTAATCGCGGCAGGAAATATACTGAAGAGCAAAAAGCAAATAGAGGCACGCTTTCTAAAGCACAATGGGCTGATCCTGCGTATAGGGAGAGAGTAAACATCGCCTATGCCAAAAGGTGTAAGTCTCCTGAGTACATTGCCAAGCATCCCGCGTTACTTACCAAGAAGCCACGAACTGGAAAGACCCTTTCCGATCTTATGAAAGAGCGTTGGAAGGATGAAGAATTCCAGGCAATGCGTTCACGTAAGCAGAAAGAGTTGTGGCAAGACCCCGAAGCTAGAGCGCGGATAATGGCGGCCAAGCAGGGGCAGGTTGCGGTTAATAAAGGTATCAAGACTGGCAAACCCGCTTGGAACGCTGGTAAGAAAGCTACTGAGGAACAGTTGGCAAAAATGAGGGAGGCTTCTGCTAAACGGTGGGCCAATCCAGAAGCAAGAAGACAAGCCTCAGAAACCACAAAGAGAATAAATGCAGAGCGTTATGCTCTTGCTGCAAAGGACAAGTAAACATGAAGCAAGAGCGTAGGTTTATTCCATCACAGGAAATGCGTGTATTAAGTAGTGAAAATGGTAACCGAACAATATCTGGCTATGCTTCTGTATCCAATCAATTGAGTTCAAATTTGGGCGGGTTTAGAGAAAAAATATCACCGGGTGCGTTTTCAGAGTGTTTGAATAGTGATCCTGACGTAAGGCACCTTATTGACCATGACCCTGCAAAGATACTAGGACGCACTAAGGCTGGAACGCTTCGGCTAAAGGAAGATGATCACGGCCTTCATTTTGAATGTGACCTCCCTGATACCACTGTTGCTAAAGATCTTACGGTGAGTATTGCCCGTGGTGATATTTCTCAGTGCTCGTTTGGGTTCTATTGCGAGGAGGATTTTTGGGCGGAAGACAAGAAAACCGGGGACATGATTAGGACAATCACTAAGGCCACGGTCTTTGATACCTCATGCGTGTCATATCCCGCTTACGAGGGAACCTCTGTTAATCTTCGCAGTCTTTTCCCTGAAGATAAAGGAAATATGCCTGAGATGATTACCAACAAAATAGAAGAGATTCGCACTGCCAAGCGCAAAGAGAAGCGTGGCCGCAACATCCTCGCTGCCGTTTCCAGTTCAAAGTGGGCAATCCTTCCTGAGAAGCTTGAGACCATTTGTGCATTCCTCAATGGTTGGTCTGATGGACACCGTGCAAGTAAAGAAGAGATTCAGGCCGCAATGATGGGGCAGGATTCTTCAGAGTACGGTGCAGAGAACATTGACAACGTTGCAGTTCTTCCAATCTATGGAACCATTGCACCAAAGGCGACAATGATGTCCGAATTCTCCGGTGGGTTCTCCTGCGAGAGTTTCACAAAGGATTTCCGTGCTGCGCTTGCTGATGACTCTGTTACTGCTATTGTGTTTGACGTTGACTCTCCTGGTGGAACTGTTACAGGTGTTCCTGAGTTGGCTGCTGAGATCCTTGCTGCACGCGGTAAGAAACCGATAATTGCTTCTGTGTCTGGTATGGCTGCTTCTGCTGGATACTGGCTGGCGTCAGCTGCTGACAAGCTTATCGTTACCCCAAGTGGTGAGGTTGGCTCCATCGGCGTGTACTGTACGCATCAGGATGTATCTGGAGCGATGGATAAGGCTGGAGTGAAGATGCAGTTCATTCAGGCTGGCAAGTTCAAAACAGAAGGCAACCCGTATGAGCCCCTTAGTGACTCTGCCCGTGTAGAAATGAAAAAAGGTGTTGATGAGTTCTATGAGATGTTCGTTGCTGGTGTTGCTGCTGGACGTGGTGTGAGTGTTGAAAAGGTAAAGGCCGATTTCGGTCAAGGGAGAATGCTAATGGCGAAAGACGCGCTGGCTGCTGGAATGGTTGATTCCATCCAGACTCTTGACCAAGTACTGGCTGGTCTTGGTGCTGATTCATCTGCACCAGATAGTTCGATATTCACTACTGATAACTCTGGTCTCCAGGCAATGAATCAGAACGGTTGCGCTTGTTTGTGCAACTCTTGCGTCAACGGTGATTGCGCACAGTGTGCCGATCCTGATTGCGCGGATGATTACTGCGATGATTGTGGTTTGATGAATGATGACGCAGGCATGGATGACGATGAAGGCTTGGATACAGGTGATGGTGCGGTCGTAAAGCCCAACCCTGTGAAAGCCGATCAAGGCAACATGAATGACTGCGAGTGCAATTGTGTTGAGTGCAAGGGTAACAACTGCCTACAGTGCACAGATGAGAACTGCAACGACAAGAATTGTAATTGCCTTGATACCAGTCAGAATGATGACCTTGGTATGAAGACTGATCCTAAGCCTGTTGTTGCTGATGCAGAGGCTGCTGCACGAGCACAAAAGCTCAAGCACCTCATCATGCAGATTCAGTAAGTAAAAGCTAACAATTAAATCAAGGCTCCTCTGTTCATTCGGGGAGCCTTTCCATTTTGGCAAAACGTGTCCCGCTAGTCGGTCTCTTGAGTGAGAAGGCGTGATTTTGTCTGCGGTGAAGTTCAGTCCTGGTGGCTGCTCTGTCTCGTGTGCTTCAAACCGTAACAACAATCCCTTAGTAACACCAAAGAAAGTTTAAAACAATGAACATTAATGAGTTGAAAGAAAAGCGCGTTGCGCTAGTCGTTGAAGCCACCAAGCTGGTCAAGCCTGTTATGTCCGCTGAGGACAATGCAAAGTTCGATGCGATCTATGCTGACGTGGATGCTCTCAAGGCGACCATTGAGCGTGCAGAGATGATTGCTGCTGTTGAAGCAGAGACCCGCAAGGTTGAGGTTGTTGCTGCTCCCAGCCTCGCTGCTGCGCCTGCTCTGACTGCTGAAGTCCGTGAAGGCAAGCGTAAGGCTGCGTTCCGCAAGTATTGCATCTACGGTGAGCGCCACATGACCGCAGAAGACAGTGCCATCTTGGAAGAGTTCCGTACTCAGTCCAGCGCAACTCAGGCGTCCGGTGGTTTCACCGTGCCGATTGATCTGGCCGACAGCATTGATGTCGCTCTCAAGTTCTACGGCGGTATGCGTAAGGTTGCCAAGGTGATCAAGACCTCTGGTGGAGGTATCTTGAACTGGCCGACGAACAACGACACTGCGCAGGTTGGTGCGATCCTTTCTGGTTCCGCCGCTGAGCAGGATCTCGTGTTCGGTTCCGTCCCGTTTGGTGCGTTTACTTACACCACCAAGCAGATTGCTGTACAGAAGGAGCTGTTGCAGGACAGTGCGTTTGATCTGGAGTCGTTCATCCGTGATGCGTTCGTGAACCGTGTTGGTCGTATTCAGAACACGCACTTCACCGTTGGAACCGGAACCACGATGCCTAACGGTATCTTGACCGTTGCTACCGCTGGCGTGACTTCGGTTGCAGGCCAGGGCGCTAACGTGATCTACGGTAACCTTGTAGACACTCTGCACTCTGTTGACCCAGCGTACCGCGCCAACTCCAGCTGGATGTTTGCTGATACGACCCTTGCGGCACTCCGTAAGCTCGTTGATACGCAGAACCGTCCGCTGCTCGGCCTTGGTATCAATGGTGGCGATCCTGACACCATTCTTGGCTATAAGTACACCATCAACCCTGACGTTCCTAGTCTCGCGTTGAGCACGGCTTCTATTCTGTTTGGTGACTTCAGCAAGTACATCATCCGTGATGTTGCAAACAGCTTGGAAATAGTTCGTCTGAATGAGCTTGGAGCCCTATCGAATCAAGTTATTTTCGTCGGTTTTGTTCGCGGAGATGGCCAGCTAGTAGATTCTGGGACCCACCCCGTGAAGACGTTCGCTAACGCAGCAAGTTAATGCTTTGTTACACTTACGGCTATCATTGCAACCATAGGATGATAGCCGTGTGTAACGGTATTAGTTACGTTTATTTGATACCGCACTGTTACAAATAAACAGTTTTAGCGCTTGATGTCAATGTTATTTTTGCTGTATACTTAGGCATGGCACGAATGAGAAACGGAATCATCTATAAGGTCACAAATAAGACCACCGGACAAGCCTATATAGGGCAGACAGTAAAGAAGTTTAAAGTACGATGGGGCTTCCATCTTGGTGATACTGCTAACGGTTCTGACTTGCTGTTTCATAGAGCAATTAGAAAGTACACACCAGAAGGCTTCACGTTTGAGACCTTGATTGAAGTGCAAGAAGACAAACTTGATGAATGGGAAATAAAACTTATTCTGAAACACAAAACTCACATGTCAGTCGGTGGTTACAACATGACATGGGGAGGTACTGATTGTCGTGGTGAGAAGAATCCATTCTATGGCCGGAAGCACTCTGAGGAAACTAAGAAGCAATGGTCTGAAAAGCGTAAGGGTACAGTCTCTTGGAATAAGGGTGTGTCTCCCACAGATGAGACTAAGGCAAAGATTGCTGAAACTCTGATGGGAAACAAACCGTGGAATCTTGGCGTGAAAGCCTCAGAGGAGCACAGGAAGAATCTCAGCGTGGCTCACATGGGGATTGTACAGTCAGAAGAAACTAAAGCTAAGCGTGCTGACTCACTCCGTGGGCTAAAGCGCACTGAAGCGCAGAAAAAGACAATGAGCGATGCAGCCACAGGGCGCAAAAATTCTGATGAACACAAGCAAGCCTGTAGTGAGGGTGTAAAAGCACTCTGGGCAGATCCTGTTTATAGAGCAAAGCAAATAGCTACCAAAAGGCTGAAGCGTGCGGACCCTGACAAACCAACGACCAGGGAAATGCGCGCCTTAACAAAAATGAAACGTATGGTGAAAGCTAATTTGCGGACACTTTCAACAAAGGAAACCAATGTCAAAGAAAATTGTAATGAATGAATCCATCGCAGGCTACTTGGAGAACGGGCATCCATTTGGTTATGCTCCTGGTTCCACTCAGGAAGTCACCGATGAGATTGCAA